TGCGGGGTGGAAAGCGTGACGGCGCCGAGCAGAGTACCAAACCGGCAATCCAAGGTCTGCCCGGCCGGCAGGATGTAGTAGGTGATGCCCGGCGTGTTGAAGGTGCCGTTGCCGGTGCCGTCGCCCTTGACCGTGACGCTTTGGTGCTGGGCGAAGGCAATGGGGCCGGAGAGCAGAAAACAGAACAGTAGTCTTTTCATTAGGAAACCCTCACCCAGATGAGGCTCAGGGGATTGGTGACAGGAACGGTGAAGACGCCGCCCAAGCTGGCGCTGGGATCGCCTACCTGCATCGCCCGCAGCTTCCAGATTTCAAAGTCATCCACGAGCGAGAGGGCGACAAAGAGCGGCAGTTGCGCCGTGGGGATCGCCGTCACGTTGAGCGAGTCGAGCGAGGTGCGGATGCCCCCCGTCTCGGCGGTGATCCACCCCAGGGTGAGCAGTTGCGGCGCGCCGCCCACGGGCGGAAAGGGGTTGTACTGCTGGCCCAGCAGCTCTTGCACGAGCAGGGTCAGCTTGTCGTCGTCCTGCTCGATCATCAGCGGGGTGAGGATGCCGGTCGAGGCAAAGGTTGTGGTCTGCACCGGGCTGATGCCACGCGAGATGGTGATGACATCGGACACCTGCACGGCGCTGGAGCCGGTGCCGACCACGGTGACGGAGCCGCCCTGCAACTGATTCAGGGCGTTGTAGCCGCCCCCCGTGACCGTGTAGTCGCTATTGAGGACGAGGACGGTGGCGCCATCCGTGACCAAGAGGTCCGCCGCCACGTTGAAGGGGAAGGTGACGGCCAGCGTTTGCGGCAGGCCGGTGATGGTGAACTGCAACCGCGAGACGGTGGATGCGACTGACATGGGTGCCTCCTATGCTTTTTTGCTGCGTTTGTCTAGGTTATTGCCACCGCCGGGTCGGGTAGCGGCTGGTCTGAAAACTTGATCCCCTTGGCCTGCGCCTCCTCGATTTCCTGAATGAGGTCGGCAAAGCCCCCAAGTTCAATGGCTACCGGTTCGTTCTTCATGACTTCGAAATTCTCCTTCAGGTGGTCGATGGCCTCCTCGACGGTGTTGCCGTTGCCAAGGACAACCCCCACCTCATCGCTCTGACGGGGCGGGAAATGAATCAGCCCGTCGTCCTCGGCATAGTGATAGAACTTGAACCAGCGGCGCGAGTCCTCGGGTACGCGCAGCACCTTCCAATCGTCGGCCTTGGTGGTGTAGTGCATGGTCGCCTCCGCTGCAAACTTGGCGGCAAACTGAGGCTGCACCAGCCGACCCTCCGCCCCCTCAACAATGATTTCAGGGAGATTGGTGCAAGTCTCCAGATAGTGCTCCTGCGTCTGCCCCGCCATGCGGAAGGTCGGATCGGTGAAGAACTTCCCGCGAATCTCGGTCGCCGTGAAATTGCGGTAGCCAATCTCCTCCAGCAGCGGAGTGATGGCCTCGTTGACGACCCTCACCTGTTTCGGCAACTGCGTATCGTGCAGCCAGGCCCCCAGGTAAAGCTCGTTCTTCTTTTCAAAGCCAAAGAAACTCTTGTTGGGAAACTGCCCGTCCACCGAATAGCCGTCGTACCCAACTTCCTCGACGTCCTTGATCGGCTCCTGCACGACAAAGACCACGTTCTCAGCCAAGCCCCCGAAGTTAGTGGCAAGCCGCGTGAACTCCGCAAGGCTGTGCGCTTCATCTAGGTGGTGGAATGTCTCCATATCACGGCGGAAACGGTTCACCTTCACCCAAAGGTCAGTCTTGTCCTTCAAGTATTCGCGCAGCGCCGTGAGACCCGTGATGACCTTGGACGGAGGCACCGGCAGGCCCACCTCCGCCAGCATCTTCAGGAAGCGCGTGCGGAATAGCTCGTAGTCGCTTGCTCCCATCGCCCCCCAGACCGGCTTGCCGATGGAGCGCAGGTATTGCTGGAAGCCGCCCCAGCCTACATCGGGAAACACCCAATGAGTGACTTCATCAATGATCTCGGGCGACATCAGGTCGTCCAGCCGCTCGACGTTCTTCATGCCGGTGCCGATGGCGCATGTCTTCAGCGTCCGGTATTCCTCCTCGAACGGGGTGTAGTAGTAGCACTTGCCCACCCTCTCGGCAAGCTTGGTGGACAAGCTCTGGAACGTACCGTAATCGACTACGGCGCAAACTATGTCGCTTATTTCTGGCATGGCTTGAGGGCCTTCGGCCCCGGATAGGTTTCAGCGAGTTCGCGGTCATAGTCCTCCCAGTTCACCCGCAGCTCGGCGCAGAGGATGCGCTCGATGGCCGTGGCGAGGCAGTGCTCGTGCTCGTAGGGCGCCTCGGGGTCGTCGCCCGCATCGCAGTCGTCCGCATGGGCGAGGTAGTAATCCTGGTCGAACTTGTCCACGGCGGTCTGTGGGACGCGGTTGAACTTGCACATGATGGCCTCGACCGCCTCATGGATGCCGAGCAGGGCCTCGCGCCGCCAGTCGCTCATGGGCGAGACGCGCACCTGAAGGTCGCCGCGGGCGTCGAAGAACCAGTCGGCACCGCTGACCTCCTTGCGCTGCTGGGCCTCGGGGATGGTCTGGATGGAGATGTTCATCGGTCGTAGGGGGACTTGTTGGGGAAGGTGAGGGTGCGGCCTGTGGTGGCTGCGGGCTTGCTCGTATCGGGGCTGACGCGCACGCCGCTTGTGCCCATAATGGCCGCGTCGGTCAACGCCCAAAGCCAGTGATCGATCTGGGTTTCGTTCATGCCCTGCTGCCGCCAGACCTCGCGCACCGCCTCGGAAACCGGGATGGGGGTCAGCTTCTCGGACATGTACTCGCCGTAGGTGTACGGCCCCACACCCTCACGGCGCAGCCGGGCGGGCACCTTGTCCTCGGAGAAGGGGAGTGGGCGCTGCTGGAAGTCCGCCTGCGTCAGCAGGTCCGCCATGAGTCCCGTGAAGGGGCTCAACTTGGTGCGGCCATACTCATAGGCATCACGGGCCATTTCCTCGCCCCGTCCGCCCTCGGCTTTCTCGAACTGCGTGCGCGTGCCCAGCGAGGCGTGGAGCAGGTTAGCGAAGAGGCGCACCATGCCGATCATGGGGCTGATGACGCCGACCTTGTGCCCGGCAACCTTGAAGGCCAGAAAGTCCGCCTTCTTGGGGTCGGTGAAGTTGATGGACTGCTCCGCCCCCACGGCGGAGAGGAGCCCCTGATTCATGGCGAGGAGCCCCAAGTAGGTGCCGGTGATGGCCGCCTTGTGCTTGAGTTCGCGCAGGGCAAAGTGCTGCTCGGCGGGGGTGGCGCTGCCCCAGTCCCACTGGCCGTCCTTCAGCCGCAGCTTGGAAAAGGTCTTGGCGGCCTTGGCGGGGTCGGCAAACATCCACGCCCAGCGCGAACCCTCGAGCCGCGGGGCAAAGAACGTCCATTGCGACCATTCTCGGAACCGCTGCCGGATGACCCCCGTGGCGTGGTTGGCCCCGTCCGCCAGCAGCTTGGCCTCGTCGGGCGTGCGCTCGCTCTCGGGCAGCGCGTTCCATTCCTTGTTGAACCAGCCCTGCCGCGTCAGCTTGATGGCGTCGTAGCCCCGGTTGCCGAGGAGCCCCAGCTTCTTGAACCATGTCTGGCTCCACGCGCTCTGGTAGTCCTCGGTGTAGCGGCGCGGGTCGTTCTGCAAGCCTGCCCGGCGCGCCGGCGTCCAGTTCGGGTCGCGCACCATGTCCTGCATCGTCCGCTCATGGTACGCCCCGTCATCGGTGAGTCCCATCATCCGGAAGGCCCGGAAGAAGTTTGTCCACCACGTCCCCGCCACCATCGGGTCAAAGACGTTGATGGCCCCGTGCGTGATGGAAATCACCGTGCCGTGCCCGAGGGTGGCCAGCCGGAAGAAGAAGCCGGGGACGGAGCGCGCAAACTTGATCCATTCGGGGTTGGCCTCGTTGCGCAGCCACGTCTTGGCATCCTGCACCACGTCGCGCCGCTTGGAGAGCTTCTTGTACATCTCGTCCGTCATGCGGCGGAGGCTCTTGGGCTCGGCCAGATTCTTCGTCACCTCGTCCACCGACAGCCCCAAGTCCTGCGCGATCTTGTGGCGCATGTCGTCGAAGTTCGACTCACCCTCGTCGGCATACTTCTTGGCGAGGTTCCACACCGCCTTGACCTGCGCGGGCAGGTCTTTGAAGTCGGGGGGCATCTCCTTCAGGAAATCAAAGACCAGCTGCGAGGCCGACTCCGCCTCGTTCGTGGCCGTGCGCACCTTGCCCGCAATCTCCTTTGCCGCCTTGGCCTGCTCCAAATTGAAGTCCTCGCCCGTGGCCTGCTGGTAGCTACGGCGCAGGCCGTGGAAGCTGCCGGTGTCGATTTCCGCCTCGCCCTGCTGCGCCTCGCCGATGCGGTGCCACTCAGTCTGCATCGGCTTGATGGCCTGAATCCAGTCTGAATCAGCCTTTGCGGCGGCGGTGTACTCGGGCGAGTCGAGCCCGTGCTGGTCGGCGGCAAGATTTGCGGCCTTGGCCAGCTGCTCGCCGTGCGCCCGCACGAGGGCCATGTCCTCGCTGGACAGCTTGCCCGTCTCGGTGAAGGCTTGCAGGGTGGCGAAGGGGTTCTTGCCCGACTTCAAAAGCTCCCTCCCCTCGGCCACCGACTCCTCCCACGACATGCCCTCGCCGGGAATGACCGGCTCGATCTTGCCCTGCTTGGCGCGCATTTCGCTGACGCGGGCGGCAATGCCGTAGTCGCTCGGCGGGTTGGGCTTGGACGCCTTCCACTCGTCGATTTCCGCCTGCTGCTGCTCCAGCATGACCTTCTCCTTGGCGGTGGGCTTGCCCGTGCCGGTGGAAACCGACTCGTCGCGCTTTCCGATGTCAACAGGTTCGGCCTCCTCCGCCTTGGCGTCACCCGGCTTCAGGACGGCGGTGTCCCCCGGTGGCACGACATGCTCGGAATGAAGCTCGCCGCCGGGCGTGTCCGGGTCAACCTGACCAGCCGCCTTGGCGATGGCCATGCCCTGCTTGCGGTCAACAAACCTGCCTGCGGTCGTGGTGAATCCCTCCTTGCCCTCGGCAGCCACGTCGCGGTGGTGCAGTCCCTCGTGGACCTGCCCCGCGTCGTCCTTGATGGCGGCTGACTTGATGGCCTCGATGCCCGACATGCCCGCCAGCGTCTTGGTGCCTGCAAAGGCACCGAGCGCATTGATGAAGAGATTGAGTTCGTCGCCCGCCAGCTGCCCCGCCGTGGTGGGCTTCCCGCGCAGTGCCCCGATGAAATCCTCGCCCGCCTGCTTGGCGGCGTCCCAGGTCTTGGCGGCAAAGAAAGGCACCGCATAGGCCATGGTGCCGGGCACCGTCAGCATGGACACGCCGCCCGACGAGGTGGCGGAGCTCACAAGCCCGCCCGCCACATTGGCGAGCTTGGCCCCGACTTCGCCCGCCTCCTGCAAGCCGACCGGCAGGCCCTTGGGCATCGAAACCTGGGGAATCCTGACGGCAGGCTCGTCGAACGACTGCTCAACGCTCTGCTCGTACCGCTTCCACGGGGACGAGAAATACCGACCGTAGACGCGCAGGGCCTCCTGCCAGCTCCCGTCCTTCACCGCCTGCTGCCACTGCTGCTGGTAGCTGGGCTCGGCCTCCACCGACTGCTTCTGGATTTCCTGCTGCCGGAACTGGTAGAGCTTTTCGTCGGTGATGTCGTCGCCCACGTAGCCGTACTTGGCCTTGGCGATGGCGAGGCGGGCGGCGGGCCAGTTGGTGGCCGGGATGCCCTGCGTGCCCCAATAGCCTTGGTTGATGGCGCGCGCGCGCGCCTCCTTGGGCTTGTCGGAAATCCGGTCAAGGGCGTCCCACTCCGGCCCCTTCAGGCGGTCCACGCCCTGGAACAGCCGCTCAAATTCCTGCGGGGGTTCCGCCTTGGGCGCAGCGGGACCGCTCACCTCGTCCCATGACGGCTTGCCCGCCGGAGGCTGCGGCGCGGCAGCCAAGGTCGAAACCGCATCCCAGTCTGTGGCGGTGGCAGGCATTACTTGGCATACCTGATGTTGCCCTGCGGGTCGAGGAACGGCATCCCCGAGGGCAGGTTCTTCACCTCATCGGGCGAGGTGATCTGCACGGGGGCGCGGCGCTGCAAGGTCTGCTTCACCGCCTCCTCGACAAAGGGGCGTTCAATCGTGTGCAGGTGATCCACGGCCTTGTCCAAGTCCGCCTTCTGCCCCTCCTCGGTCTTGAACCACTGCGACATCTGGCTGTGGATTTCGGCGGCGTGGACCTGGGCGGCCTGGGTGGCCTTCTCCATGCTGACGCCCGGCAGCGGCCAGTCCTTGTCGGTTTCCAGCTTCTTTTCCAAGGCAGTCAAGCCGCCCACCGCCATGTTCATCACGGTTTTCGGAGGTGTCGCCGCGCCCCAATGGAACAAGCCGCGCTGCTTCGCCGGAATGTCCTCCAGCGCCACCGGAATCATCGCCCCCTGAGAGCGCAGGTCGTCGTTAATAAGTTGGTGAATCTGCTGCTCCACCGGCTTCTCCTCCGTCTGCCCCGTCTTCTTCACCGCCGCCAGCTGCTTGTTGATCCGGTCGGCGGTATCCTTGCGGGTGGTGTCATCGCGGATGAGGGGCAAGTCCTTGGCGAGATCGTTCGCGTAGTTGTCGGGATTGTCCGCGCCCTTCCACGCCACGCTGTCATGCACCCCCGCCATGATGCGGTTCGCCACGTCCCGGTCGGCCCGGCTGGACTCCAGCTTTTGCGTCTTCTTGAGGAGTTCGCCCTGCTGCAGGTCAATGGTCCCGCCCGCGATGGCGTCGTCAATGGTCTGGTCGTCCACCTGCCTGGTGAGCGGGTTGGTGGGGAGCAGGTTCAGGTTGGCCCGTTCCTGCGTGGTGGCCTGCGTGGTCAAATGATTCCTCAGGTTCTCGGGGATTTCCTTCCAGTCGCCCGCCGCGAGCTTTTCCTTCACCCGCTGCGGCTTCGTCTCGATCAGGTTGGAAGCCTGCCCCACGGCAAACTTGGTCTGGAACTGCCGCAGCTTGTCCTCCCCCTGCTCTGGCGTGAGGTCGCCCGTCTTGACCGACATGCCGATGGCCTGTTTCACCGCGGGCACCACAGACTCGTCTCCCGTCGTGGCCCCCTTGTCCATGAGCGCGTTCAGGTTGCCGTTGCGAGTGGTGATGCCAAGGTGGTCGGACGTGACCTGAAAGTCGCTGGTCGTGCTGGCCTGCCACACCGCCGCCTTCTGCCCCCACAGCCGCTTAGCGGCGGGAGACATGGCCTGGTACTGGTCGGAATCGCGAAGGGAGTCCATCGTGCCCTGCGCCGCATGCGACCAGTTCTCGGGAATCTTCTCGTAGGGCTGCTGCCGCAGGGTCTTGGTGAACTCGGTCTGCGCGTTGATCTGGTGAAGGGTGGTCTGGTTGAAGAACGCCGCCTCCTTGGCCCGGCGCTTGCGCTCCTCGTAGTCCTCGACCACGCCCACCATGCCTTGGATGGACTGGTCGGCGGCTTGGATGGCCCCGCGGGCGGCGGAGAGCGGACCCTCCTCGACGGAAAGATTGCGCTTGACGCCGCGCTGGACGGACTGGACCTGCTCGCTGTTCGGGATGGTTGGGATCGCAGCCATGTTAGCCATTTAATTTAGCGGCGGTTCCACCCACGATGTTGGCCATGCTGCCGATGCCCCTGAAGATGTCCGCCGCGCCCTCCAAGTGGTACATGCTGGCCTCCTCCTGCCCCTCGTAAATGCCCATCTTTGCCGCGGCGTACTCCGTGTCCTCCCTCTCCTGCACGGTCGTCCAGTACTGCTGGATGTTCTGCTCCATGCGCCCGGCGGTCGTGGCCTCCAGCGAGAGCGGCGAGCCGGTGTTTTCGAGGACGCCCGAGGCGGCAAGGGCCGCCCGCTGGCTGGACATGTAGGTGGCGTCGGACTGCCTCTGCTTGGCGATGTTGGCGTTGGCGTCCATCGCCTGCTGGTTCGCGTTGGCGATGTCCACCTTGGCATTGTAATCGGCAACCTGCGTGGCCGTGGAAGCCTGCCGACTGGCGGCCTTGGCGCTCATCACCGTGGCGGCAGCAGTGGCCCCCACGGCAACAGTCGTGACCGCCCCGACCGCCGCGGCGCTGCCGGCGCTGGCCCCAAGGGCGGTTCCGATGGCTGCAAAGACAGGAATTACGGGCATGGCTTAAAGTCTCTTTCCGTACATTTTGTGGGCGGTCCCCTCGGAGGTTTCGTAGCCGAGCCGGCCCATGATGCGCTCCTCGCTGCTGCCGGGTGCCACCATGGAGATGATGGCCGAGCACCCCTGCTCCTTGGCCAGCTTCTCAATGTGCTCCAACAGCAGATGCCACGCCTTCACCGTCCGCTTGGTGAAGGAAAAGGCCGGGTTGGTGGTGAGGTATTCCACCATCGCCATCTTGCCCGAGGCATCGAGGTAGAGGAAGCCGGCGGCGATTTCATCGGCGCCATCAACGGCCATGAAGCCCCACGGCAGGAACGCCTCGGGCACGGGGATGGCCCCGTGCTTCAGCCACCACTCCTTGAGGGTGGGAAAATCCTGCTCGGGAATGAGGCGGCGGATGTTCATGGCGGGGTTATATCATACTTGACCGTGATCCCCAAGAGGCAAAACGGCAGCGGGTCATTGCCTTGGAGGGCAAACTGCGGGTCGAGCGAGTACCCGAAAAGCCCGCCTGTGTCCACCGGAATGTCCACCGGCAGGTTGGGATACCATGGCGGCGGCGAGCCGGGGATGGCGGTGATGTCGTAGGTGGGCAGCGGCGTCACGGTGCTCAAGGTGCCCAAGACCGGCGGGGCGCCCTGCGTGGACCAGTTGCCCCCAAGGGAGTTCAGGACGCGCAGGTAGAGGCGGGCGATGGACTTCGTGAGGCCCGCAATCGGCCCCGCCTTGGGGTCGAGATCGAGGCGCATGGGCTGCACCGCCCAGTTGACGGGGAAACCCACCACCAGCACGTCGCCAAGGGCGGGAACGTAGTTGGCAAGGGTGATGTTGCCGTTGATGTCGATGGCGCCGGGATAGTCCAAATTGTTCCACGCGGTGCGGCCATTGAGGGAAACACAGCGGACGCCGTACTGCCAGTAGACCGACGTCGCTGCGATGACGTTGGTGGCGGGGCTGGTGATGATGGCGGCGCTGTCGGCATAGACCGCCTGCGTCAGGTCCGGCTGCCCCACATTCGCGGTCTGCCAGTCCACCGGCCACAACCGCTCGATGTAGCATTGTCCGAGGCCGTTGCGCAGCACGCTCACCCACACCTCGTCATCCTGCCCGTTTGCCCCGTAGATGACTTGCACGGACAGGAAAAGGTCGGTCGTGTTCACCCCGCTGACGACGCCGTGCGTCTCGTGCTTTGCCCAGCCGAACACCTCCTGCTCCATCGCGTAGGTCATCGAAATCAGCGACCCGTCGCCGCACACCGCCCAGAGGAGCGAGTGGTTCTCGAACTCCTGCTGGAAGTCGAACTGCTCCACCCGCGCCGCCGTGAGGTGCTGGGACAAGACCTGCATGTCCTGCGACATGTACTTGTTGGTGAAGACCGAGAAAAGCATCTGCTGGAAGCGGGTGCCCTTGCGCGTGACATAGAAGGCGGCGTTGCTGACGATGAGGCCTGGCAGGTTGGGCGCGGAGCCGTTCGCGCTGTGCTCCACCGCCAGCACGGCGGAGGGGGTGATGGCGGCGCTGCCGCCCTGCCCGCTGTTCATGATCCACTCGGCGCCCGCCAGCCCGATCATCAGGTCGGTCTGCGCGGTGAGCCACTGGATGGGGCCGCGCCCCGGCGCGTTCAGGTCGAAGGCGAGCCCGTAGGTGGCCTGCGACTGGTCGAGCAGGGAGAAGTTCTCGATGTCGTCCGTCTGCGTGCCCCAGATGCGCTGCGGCTGGTAGGTGCTGCCCCCATACCAGACCCGCTCCTGAAAGACCGCCACCGCCTGCGGGTAGCCGCGGTAGTCCGACCATGCGCCCTCCGACCAGTAGATGGTGGCCCCCGTGGAATAGAGCGGGGTGATGACCTGAGCCGTCTGGATGTAGGGGCTGCCCAGCATCCAGTGCGTGGGATCGCTGGGCGGGATCGTGGTGCCCGAGGTATTGACGATGCAGGTGTAGCTGTGCGTGCCGTAGTTGACGACATTGCCCACCACGTAGGCATTGCCCGACACCCACGCCGCCCACAGCTCGGTGAGCTGCAGGAGCCCGTACACAAACTGGTTGTCCGCCGTCAGGCTTAGGCGCGGCACCGAGGCCGAGGCCGAGGCGACGGGGTTCGTCACGACGAGGCGGTAGAGCCCGCCCACGATGTCCTGACCGGAGATGTTGAAGTTGGCGTCCGACCGGCTGGAGACCGTGGTGATGACCTGCCACGTCACCCCGTTGTCGTAGCTCGCCTGCACCGACACGTCGGCCTGCCATGTGCCATAGGTGATGAACTCCCACGTGCCGATGATGAAAAGGGTCGAAACCGAATTGTACCACGCGCCGCCCGAGAAGGTGTAGTTGGGCCCGGACACGGCGGCGTCGTATTCGATGAACGAGGTGGGACGGTTGTAGGCCAGCTGCCAGTAGGAGTTCTTGTGCCCCTCCTGAAAGACCGTCACCAAGGTCCACAGGCCGTGCGCCAGGTCGGTCGAGAACAGGGCGTTGCTGACGTGGACCGCCGTGCAGGAATAGATCAGGCCGCCCGAGGTTACGGAATTTCCCGGCGTGTAGTACGTACCCGTGACCCACGCGGGAGCCGAGGCCGTGAGGGTGATCGCCCCCGTGAGCGCCGAGGCGGTGAGGCTCGTGTCCGTGGCGTTCTGGTCGAGCATGGCCGGCGTCATGAACTGCACCTGCTGCATGACCCAGTTGGTGTTCGAGTAGCGGGTCAGCTTGTAGACCGGATAGGAGGCGTGGACGAGGTAGACGACATCGTTGATCTGGATGCACTGGACCTTGAACACGTCCGCATCCCAGTAATTCGGCGGGGTGAAGTTGGTGGCGGAATAGGGCGCCGGCACCTCGTAGGTGTTCTGGTAGGCCCAGTGCGCGCTGTCGGTGCCCGGCGAACTCGTGGAGTTGATGAGCGGGCCGTTGTAGAGGTAGTAGATGACGCCCGACTGGCTCACGAAGGCACCCGCCGGGTAGGAGGTGCCCGTGACCCACGCCGGCGCGGTGGCAACCGTGACCTGCGCCCCGTTCGAGAAGAACCGGATGCCCTTGTCACAGAACTCCAGCATGAAGGTCGTGCCGGGCGCGTACTGGAATTTCTGGAGGCGCGAGACGGACTTGACCAGCGGGAAGCCCTCCTTGCCGAGGCCGATGAACTGCGTGCCCGGACGGCGCAGGGCGCCCCCCTGCTTGAGGGGAATCATGTTGCGCAGCTGGCGGCAGCCCTTGCGATAGGCGGGCAGGTCGAGGCGGGCGTCAAGGGATGGCGACAGCTCGCCCGAATTGAAGCAGACGAGGGGTTGCAGGGAGTGGGACATCAGCCGTTGGTGGAATTATAGCGCGAGCGCACGAAGCGGCTCTCGGATACGGGATTGTAACGCCGCAGCTTGATTTCCGCTCCATCCTTCATGCGGGCGTCGGAGAGGTATTCCTTGTATTCCTGCCGCAGGCCCATCGACAACCGGGCGTCGTCCTTGCGCAGGTGCGTGGCGATGATGCAGGCGAGGTTGAGGACCAGCGCCCCCGTGAACAGCGGGTCATAGTTGGTCGTGTCCGGCTCCCACCGGCTGTACTTGATGTTGGCGTAGGCTGCGTTGGTGTAGAGCGCCTTCTGGAAGATTTCGCAGGTGCGCCCGTTGTGGCTGCCCCACGCGCAGGTGCCGTTGAGTTCCACGAGCAGCACGAAGTCCCCTGGCAGCTCGTAGCCGAAGGTCCACTCGTACAAAAGCCCGGCGTTGCCCTGCGGCGGCCCGAGGTAGTTGGGCGAGTAGGTGTCAGTTTGGAACCAGCACCCCCGCGTCAGGTCGTAGGCGAAGCTCGTGCTGGCCGTGTTGGCGATGAGGCACTGGTAAAGGTAGCCCGCGTAGATGACGTAGGCGTTGACCGCGTAGGCCACCCCCGGCGTCCATGTCGTGGCGGTGGAGGGCACGGGCGGCCACACGGGGGGCGACGGGTTCTGCCCCGGCGTCAGCTGCCCAAGGAAGGCGCGCTTCTTCAGGCAGCTCCACGGCTGCGCCCGCGAGACCTCGCCCAAAGCCTGCCCCCAAGCCACGTTGCAGGCAATCGCGTTGGGATCGCTCTGGTTGGTGAGGGACGAGATGGTCTGCTGACCAATCCGCATCAGGGCCAAGTTGGCGATGTCGGTCGATGAAGTAAGCTGCATAAAATGAAAGGCCCGCCCACCCTAGTGACAGAATGAGCGGGCCATATCTAAGTCCCCCTAACCCCTGTGGGGAATGGTTGGTGGTTAATGCTTGATGACCTTGAGCCGGAACACGAGCACTGCGCCCGCGGTCGGCGTGGCGACCTTGTTGAGGTACGCCTGCACCCACGCGCCGGCCACGCCGGTCAGCGGGTTGCCGCCCTGCGGTTCGTAGGCCGTCGCCCCAATCTGGTAGGGATTGATCTGGGCCGAGCCTCCCGCGAAGCTGACCGGGTTGGTCTTGCCCGTGGAGATGTCGACGGGAGCCGAGTAGCGGACGGCGGAAGCCCCGTCCGTGAAAGTGGAGACCTGCGTCGGGTTCGACACCAGACCGGAGCCGGTGACATCATCGTCACCGACCGACAGGAGCAGGGAGGCGGCCACGCCGCTCACCGTGGGATTGCCCCCGGTAGCGCCGCTGCCACAAACCGTGCCCACGACCGACACCATCGTGCCCGGCTGCGCCAGGTAGAGGTTGATGATGTCCGAGGAAGCCTCGTTGCCGTACATCTGGTAGATGGCCGTGACCTCACGGACATTGCCGATCTCGATACCCGGATCATTGAAGCCCACATTCCCGAACGGCGTGCTGCCCTGTGAAATCGGGCCGCCGCCGGGAAAGTTGGCGAAGGGAATCTGCTCAAACGCGATTTGCGCGTAACGTGTGATGGGTGTTGCCATGGTAGTGTTCTCCTTGCGTTACTGCGTTTCGTCGCAGGCCATCTGCACGACACCGGCCTCTTCCAGCCGGGTGCCCCCGGCGAAATAGGTCGTCCGCACCTGAATCGCGTGACTCTGCATGGGCAGGATGTCCATGCGGGTCGTCATGTCCTTGGTGGTGCCCAAGAGCAGGAATTTCTTCTGGTAGACGATGCAGCTCCGAATCGACGGGGTGCCCACGGTCGGGAGCAACTGGGTCCGAATCCAATGGAAGCCAAGGAATTCGGTCAGCCGCCCCTGCATGAGGGCGCGCACGTCGGCGTAGAGCACGTTGTCCACCTGATCCACGTTGAGCAGCAGGTCGTAGAGCTGCTTGGCCGCGTAGACCATGACGCGATCCGTCTCCGGCACGTCGTTGGAGTCGAGCAGGAACAGCGCCTCGATCATCTTGGCAAGCGTCATCCCGGTGTTGGTGGAGCCGGGAAACTGCACGCCAATCTGCTGCGCTGCGGGGAGCGGCGTGGGGTTCAGGCTGCCCTGCGCCCCGGTCTGGTTCGTGCCCAGCGCCGCGTTGATGAGTAACTGGTCCTTGAGCCGGTTGACCGCGATGGCGTGATTCATCGCAATCGGGCTCTGCGGATCAGGCAATGAACCGAGGAGGATGGGGTCATGCTCGTCGATCCATGAGGCTTTTTGGAAGCCGGTCGGAATGACCCAGCGGATGGCAGTCGGCACGTCGGACGGCTCCGTGACCGCGGCCCGTGCCGTGATCTGGCTCATCCCGTAGGACTGCGAACCCATCTGGTCATACCGCTTTTCGTTGCCGACAATCGTGTCGGATACGTAGTGACCGGCCAGTCGATGGTCGATCTGCTGCGCCATAATCATGAGCCAGTTCGTGTTGAACGTCGGCTCGTAATGCGGAGGCAGCGTGGTAACGCCGGAAGGCATAGGAAAAATCTCCTGACAAAGGTGGCTGTCAGCCTGCCCCCGGAGTGTCGGGGAAATCCCGGTCCGGTTCTCGGCATCTCAAGTCCGAGGCGCCTCCGGTCCGGACTATGTCCGGGTCTCCCTCAGTTGTCCTCTACGCACACCGACAAAGGGTTTGTCGGCAGATGTCAAGCCCCAATTTTCACGCCCCGCTCAGTACTTCGCAAAGAGCGTGTGCTCCGGCTTCCACAGCTGGTCCCAGACCCGCTCCCATTCCCACGGTCCCGCCGAGACGGGCGGGCCGGGATGGCGATCCCCGTAGAAGGTGGCCCCCGGCACGACCGGGCGGGCCAGCAGGATTTCCTGACACTTCTCGTAGAAAGCCTTGCTGCGCGTAAGTAGCGCCTTGCGGGAGGCGACGAAGAACGGGTGAGGCGAAAAGTACATGACCGGCGGCGCCGGACAGGTGAACAGCTGCACGAAGATTTCCCACACCGCCCGGTCCCAGACGTGCCCGTAGCAAAGCCCCTCGACGCGGTGGGGTTCGCACGACGCCCAGAAGTAAATCCCCGTCGCGGGGGTGAGGCACGCCCAGATCGCGGAGGACGGGAAGTGGTTGATGACCTCGACGGCGTTCTGGCACCCGTCGAACGGGTTGGCCTGCGCAAAGAAGGTCCATTCCGCGAGTGAGTCGTAGCGGTCGATGATGTGGTGCAGGAAGGTGTGGTCCTCCAGCCCCACGTTGGGCAGCGGAATCTCGCCCGGAACCTCCAGCCCGCCCTTGTTGTAAATCGTGATCTTGATATCCGGGCGCAAGGTGTTCATCCACGCCAGCTGCATGGGGTCTTCCTTGTAACGGGCAATGACGAGTTCGATCATGGGTTAAATCCTCGCTTGGTCTTTGTATTGACTGAGCCAAAGTGATCCCAGCAGTCGTTCGCACTCCCACGGACCCATCTCGCGGGCCTGAACGAGTGCCAGCAACCGCTCATAAAAGGCCCGGCTGCGCGTGCGCAACAGTTCACGGGTAGCGGCGAAGTGGAAGCCGGGCGAGAAGATCATTTCGGTCGGCGGCTCGCAGGCGTAGAGTTCCCGCCAGACCTGCTCCACCCGCTCCCTGACCGTCAGGGCAATCAGTTCGCGGCTCACGGCCCGGCCCCGCCCATCGCCCAGCGCCCAGCAGCTTCGCTCCACGTTCATCGGCTCGGTGGGGCACAGGAAGCACAGCCCCGGCTCGGGCAGGTGCGTCAGCTGCCCCATCGAGAAGGGCCAGCCATTCATGATGGGCACGATGCGCGGCTCGTGGTCGAAGGGGTCGGCCTGGATGAAGAACGTCCAGTCGGCCAGCGAATCATAGCGGTTGACGATGTGGCTGAAATGCACGCCGGGGTCGAGTCCGTTGTCCGTCGTGGGATAGACCGTGACCTTGATGAAGGGGCGCAGGAACCGAGTCCATCCAATGCGCTCGGTGGAGCGGGCGATGCAAACCTCGATGCTCATGTTTCCTTCAGGCGAAGCTCGGTGCAGAACCAGTATCCCCTCGCCATCGGCGTGTGGTTGCCCTCGATGAAGGGCACCTTCTGCGGGGTCCGCAGGAGGCCCTTGGCGCCGGCGTCCGCGTCCACCCCCGAGAGGTCGGGGCAGAACACGCGCTCGTGGGTGCCCAGTTCCGCGCCCCACCATGAGAAGGTCGAGTTGGGCCGCAGCAGCACCTTGGCGCGCAGGAGCACCGCCCAGTCGGGCAGCCAGTCGAGGCGGCACTTGTCGCCCTCCAGCTTCCCCTTCTCGTGGTCATTCAATTCGTTCCACGGCAACCCCACCGGGATGGCCGGGATGCGGTAGTGCGTTTCGCCGTCCAGCCAGTAGAGCTTGCTCTTGTCCAGTCCGTACTGGTCGCAGCAGTCCGTGAAGGAATTGCGGTCAATCAGCACCAGCGGGTTGCAGGAATAGGTGTAATCCCCCTCCCGCACGTTGGCGACCAGTTCCATCGCGGGCACGTCCTTGACCAGCTCGGCGTACTCCGGGCGAAGCGTAAACCACTCCCGCGCCTTGGCGCGGCTGTAATAGTCGAGGTTCTTCTGCATCTGCCCCATGCCGATGATGGTGACGCCGCTCTCGCCGTCCCACTTCTCGCACTCGGTGTTGGGCCGCTCGGGCAAATCCTGGTCCGCCGGGGCGTTGGGCGGGATGACGAAAAACTTGTGCAGGATGCCGGTCAGGCACCGCAGCTCGAAGCCGTGCTTTTCGGCATAGGCGCGGGCGAAGGCGTACTCGAACATCTGGTTGCCGAGGCCGCCGGCCAGTCGTACTTGAACGAAGCTCATGGGTAGAGAAAATCCCGAATGACGAGGAGTACGTCATCGAACCGGTTGTGAATGTCCCGAAGGTCAATGAGTTCGACTCGACGGGTAGGATCAAGCTGCAAATAAACGTCGCGGTTCTCCCGCTGGCCGATGCGAGGCTCGGTTGCCAGATCAGCCACGTCCTCGATGACGTAGATGCCGTCCTTGGCGAGGTGTGGGGAAAGGTTGCGGTAGATGGCGATCTGGTCCCAGATGCGGTGGCTGGCATCGTCAATGATGATGTCGAACCTCATGCCGCCCAACTTGGTTTCCACCTCAAACGAGCTGGTCGCGTCCAGAATCTTCACCCGGTCGTCCTGGTAGGCGGTCGGGTCGTTGTCCACGCCGTAGACCTTGCCGTTCGGGAAGTAGGCGTCCCACATCCTGAGCGAGTCACCGGAGCACACCCCGATTTCCAGCAGGGTGATGGGCTTGAGGCGCAACCGTTCAAACAGCCGCTCATAGACCTCAAGGTAGGAGTGGATGGTCCCCTTGTCGGTCAGGGGAAACCGCGCTGCAATCTGGGCGAGGGTTTCCATCAGGGCACCACCTGATCCAAGAGCGGGAAGATGTAGTTGCGCTTCTCCTCAACGTGGACCATGCCCTTCTTCAGGTTGCCCCAGCCCTTCTCCCGGTTCTCCGCGCACATGCGCTCGATGTTGCCCTCATAGCGGGCGGCGATGGCCTCAGCGGGGCCGATCTGATGGTAGTGCAACAGGTAGGCGGAGGGCGTGGCGAAGGGCCAGTCATGGCCGACGCGCAGCTTGCGCCCGTCATGCAGCACCGGATCGGCCTCGTGCTGCCCGATGCCAAGGGCGCTGTCCCTGACCAGCTTCGGGTTGAAAAGGCATGGCTTCGCGTACCACTTGTCGTCGGGCGCGCCGAACTTGATCTCGTCGTAAATCTGGCCAGGACCGGTCGGCAGCCGCCCCGAGAACATCTCGAAGCCGTGCGTCTTGATGACCGCGGCTCCCTTAGCCATGTACGCCGCCAGCGTCTTCGCCGCACCCTCGGGGAACCAGATGAACTCGTCGGCGTCCACCACGATCACCCAGTCAGCGGTCGTGGCCTTCCAGCAGGAATTGCACAATTCCATGTACCGCGTGTTGCTCACCTCGGGGCAGTCCCACGGGATGATGACCACGCCCTTGGGCAATCGCAGTTTCAGCGGTTGCCCTGCGTTGTGGATGACCAGCTTCGATGCGAACGTCCGGTAGTGCCGGATGATGTACGGCAGCAGCCAGGTCTCGTAGTAGAACAGAACGTGAACCTCGACCTTGATTTTCATTAGACACCCGCCAGTTTCCGCAAATCCTCGTCTGACTTGAAAAACGGTGCATACGCCGCCGCGTCCTTGCCGATCAGCTTGCGCAGCTGCTTCAGGTCCGGGTCGGGGTTGGCATGGTTGGGCAGCATGGAGACATGCTCCCCGGAATATCCTATCGTTCCCGGCAGGGACTTCATGCCGATCACCCGCCGCTCCCCGTCGCCGGGCAGGCGCAGGTGGCGGTTGCGCTCCAGCCTCCAGAGGCGCGTGTCGAACCACTGGTTGTCAAAGGCAGTGATGATGGAGCAGAAGGTCGGGATCAGGTCGGAACTGAGCGCGGTCTGACAGAGCGAGGCATGCCGGGCGTTCTCGCAGTTCGACCACCAGCGCCAGCGCACGTTGTAGTAGATGGCCTGCCCCTCGCCCACGATTTCATAACCCTTGGCCAGCCACTCCTCGCACCATTCCAGCCACGTCGGGGCGTACCAGTCGTCGTCCTCCCAGATGACCAGACCGTCGCCCTTGACCCTGCCGCCCTCGAACGCCTTGAGCAGCTTGAAGCCCATTTTCTCCGGGCCGTCCAGCACGAGCCACTGGTCGGGCGGGCGCGTCTGCCGCTCGATGTACTTCCGGCAGAGCTTCATCGCCTCGGGGCGCTTCCACGTGGCGGTGATGACGGTCAGTTTCATGGCTTGCCGTTGCGGTACGCCCGCATCCCGTTCTGGTGGTGGTCGAGCGGATACTTTTCCATGAACAGGAACCACGGCTCCCACGGGAAGCCGATGAGTTCCAGCGCCTCGTTGACGCAGATGCCGAACTCGGGAATCTCCGGGCCGGTGTACTCGTAGCCCGTGCGCTGCGACTTCGGGTTGGTGTCGTGGTACAGCATGAAGCCGCCCCTCACCACCTTGCTAAAGAAATTGAAGGTGTCCAGAATGACGCCGTTGCGCGAGTGGTTGCCGTCCACAAACACGAGGTCGAGCCCGCCGGGCACGAGGTAGAACCCCTCCTCGGACTTGGTGCGGATCATCACGGCGCCGGGAAACGGGTCGGGACATTCATCGTGCAGGAGGAGGCTGGGTTCCACCCCCCAGTAGCGGATGGTTGAGCCGCGGTCCTCCAGAAACTTCTTCATGCCCCGCGCCGTGGCGCCATTGTAGGTGCCGATCTCGCAGACGCGCACCTCCGCCTTCTTGCAAAGCTCCGAGAGCGCGGCGTCCATCACGTCGCAGTCCTCCTCGAACATCATGCCATACCGCTCAAATAATGTGTGCTTCATGGTTACTTCCTTGGTTTCTTGAGGTGGATCACCTTGTCCTCCGTGGGCTCCTGCCCCGGTATCGGCGGCCATTCGCCCGCAGGGTAGAGCGTGCCGTCCCCGTCGCGGTGCTTCAGCTTGACCGCCGTGTCCACCCAGACCGAGATGCGGCACATGCGGCAGAGATAGTCGCAGAAATAGTCCTCCGGCAGCAGGTCGCCCGCCTTCTGGAGGTCGTGGTAGACGACGAGGTTTTGGAAGAAGCCGTTCACCACGCTGCCGGTGTCCCGGTCGGTGTAGGAAATCTGCGGGTAAATCTTGGCAAGGTTTTCAAACAGCTGGCGATGGTAGAGCTTGAGGCCCGCCCCGCACTCCATGACCTGAAGCACGGTCTCCTTCTGCTTCTCCGCCTCAAACAGGAAGGTCGCCACCCAGTGCGGCCTGACCCCCTTGGTCGTGTAGAGCGCGCCAATGACCGGCAGCTTCTTGGACAGCAGTTGCAGGACGTGCGCGGCGTTTGATTCCACGTCATAGTCGCGGAAAAGGAGCCACTTGCACTTGCTCTTGAGAAAGTTTTCCACCAGCCGGTTGCGGGCGGGGATGAGCCCCTGGTCGCAAAAGGCCAGCACGAACTCGTAGGGGCAGTCCGGGTCGCGGGAGAGCAGGGTCAGGTCGTCCAGTTGCGCGGCGAACTGCGGGTTGAGCTGCTTGAGCGTCCGCAAATCCTTCAGCGGAGTCGCCACCATGACCTGAATCTTCTTTGGGCGTTTATGTTTCATGGGCCAGTCCAACTAGGTCTTGTTCTCGGAGCAGGGTGAAGGTGCGGTTGTCCCAGTGGTAGTGGTCGCCCGCATAGTCCTTCAGGGCCACGCGGTCGCCCACCTTGCACGCCGTCACGCGGGCGCCGACGCCCACCACCGTCGCCAGCACGGTCGGGGCGTAGCGGGTCGTTTTCTCAAGGCACTCGGGCACGAGGATGGCCCCCACCTTGAGCGGCTTGGCCGGGTCTTTCTCGACCAGCACGCGGTTGCCAATGGGCTGGATCATCTGTGAAAATCCTCCGGTGTCTTGCGAACCGCCTTGACCGGCTTCACCTTTTCGGGCTTGCGGGCAAGGTGCTGGAACTTGTCGGGATTTTCCACGATTTCCTTCACTACATCAGCCTCGCTCGGACCGATGTGCGCAAAGCTATCAGTGGGATCAACGATCTCGCTCTCGGGCAATTCCTCAATCTTGTCCTGCCCGGTGATCTTGAGCCACCAGTTTCTCCACCGATTATCGGTCGTAGGCAATCCCGCGGCGATCCGGCGTCGAGCCTCCAGAACCGGCTTGATTTCCAGCTCGTACCGTTGCTCGGCGGTGAGTTCCGGCTTTGCAGTTGGCGGACGCCACGCTATCTGGATGTTCATGATTTTGGTTTCCTCTTGCGCCACGTGGTCATCATATTCACGGCGCAAGGCTTCATTGGATGGCATGGCTCAGGTTCCCGATTGCCCCCGCTGCGGGCGGTTTGCGTGCGCCAGCCGGCGCAGGCTGTTGACCTTCTCCACCGCCGCCTCGTGCGCCTCCGCCGAAATGTTCCCCTGGTTCCAGTAGGCCGCCCAGTCGGGGTTGTTCTTGTTCGATTGGATGTCCACCGCCGCCGCCTCCGCCGTGGCCGGCGTAAGGTTGCCCGCCAAGGCGATGTTGCCCATGTCTCCCGTCACGAGCTTGGACTCGCTCATCAAGCCGCCCAGCCGCGCCAGCATCATGAAGATCGTGGCGTCCTTCATGTACATGCTCTTGGCGTCCACGCCCCAGCGGCGCCCGGCGCGGGCCGCCAAGTCCTGCGCCTTCTCGTAGCTGACGCCGAGTTCCTTCTGGATGTGCTCGCGGATCAGCTGGTCCTGCCGGGTGAGAAATTCCTGCTCGGCCTGCTGCTGCGCCGCCCCCGCCTTCTTGGCCATGTCGATCTGGAGCTTGGCCAAGCCCTGCAATGCCTGCGGGGAAAGGCCGTTTTCAAAAGCGAGCTTGGCCGCTTGGTCGGCAAACTCCTGATTCCACTGCGCCTCGGGGATGTCATCGGGGCGCTTGAGACCGTAGCCCTCCGGCTTCTCGGGCGCGCCGTTCACCTTGCGCAGCAGCGCCTGCCGCTCCGCCACCATCTCGGGCGTGGCGTTGGGCGGCAGCGGCTCCACGATGCCCTTCTTCGAGGCGAAGCTGGCCTTTTCCTTGAAGCTCTTGATGAAGTCGCCGGGCGTCTTGTAGACGGACAATTCCTTGGCCAGCGCCTTGATGTCGTCGGGAGCCTTGTCGAGGCGGGTGTGGTCGAAGGTGCCGTCGTTCTTGACCCAGCCCTGCTCCCAGTGTTCGGTCGAGGCGGGTGCGCCGCCGCCGGCCTGCGCATTAGGGTCCAGGCTTTGGGCCGGCTGGGTGTTGGGGTCGGATGACTGGCTGGTGGGGTCTGGCATGAGGGGGAATGATTGGGGGTTTGGGAGCGAAGTTTTCCACGGTCAGGCGGCCATCCGCAAAGCGCGTGGTCTTGGAGAAGATTTGGAAGCGCGGCTTGTCCTTGGTCATGTCGTGACGAAGCCGCCGTTGTTTACGAGCAGCGTGCCGCCGCCGTTGATGCGGTTGGTCGAGCCGCAGCTGCCGTTGGAGCAGGAGGCGTCGACGTAGACGCCGGTCTGGTTGGTGTCGGCCCAGAAGACGTTGCCGAGGATCGACACGCAGACGCAGCGATAGAGCTTGACGCAGCTGACGGTGTAGTTGCCGGCATCCTTGGGGGAGAAGTCGCTGCCACTGATGACGAGGTTGTCCACCCAGGCGCCGTAGGCCGAGGGGGAGAAGTCGATGTACTGGCAGTTGCCGCCGGGTTCGAACTCGCAGTCGGCGATGATGACCCGCGTGAGACGGCCTGAAGTTGCCGGCCCGTTAAACTCGCACGCCCCGCTTGCGAAGTCCTCGAATTGACAGCCGGTGAACCAGAGATCGGCGGAAACCTGACCGTTCGTATGTTGCCATGTAAATCCCCACCCACCGCCCTGAAATAGGCAGTGATCGAACTTGAGGCCGTCCACGTAGGCTAAAACCCCGGTGGTCGAGCCGTCAAAGGTGCAATTGACGAAAGTGCCTCCGCCTTTATCCAGACTGACCACGTTGGTGATATTGACGCCGTTGGTGCCCTGCGTGAAGATGCTCTTGGACACCATGATGCCAGCCACGTTGAGGTTAATGGAGTTGGTGCCACCGATGAACGAGCAGGCGTCGATGATGCTTCCGCCGTTGTAGTAAGGGGGCACAGAGGAGGCGGTGATGGTGCAGGAGCTAGTGCCGCCCGTGGTCTGCAGGGCGATGCCCCGCAAGGTGACGCTGTAGACCGTGTCGATCTTGAGGGCCTCGGAGGCGTTGCTCTGCTGGACCTTGGTGCAGTCCCGCCCGTCGCCCAGGACCGTGCACGGGACGGTGATCGAGCTGATGGCGGCGTTGACGTAGTAGATCCCAACCCCGCCGCCGGGGAAGTAGAGCGTGCCACCGCCGTTCGCATTCAGCGCAGCGATGGCGGCGTTGATGGCGTTGGCGTTGGCCGTCTGGACGGTGCTGGTCTGGCCGGACCCGTTGACGGCGCCATAACTCTGAACATTGAAAAAAATGGAACTACTGCCCGGACCAACTACATCGCCGGCTCCACCCGTGGCTGTCACTTTCACAATGCCCGTGCCCGGCTTGGGATCAACCGTGATGCCCGTTCCCGCAAGAATCTGCGAGACCCCCGGCGCCGCCGTGCTGGGCTGGACTACGGCAGAGGACCGGGCCTGCGCGCTCAGTCCCGATGAAAAGACCTTGCGGGCCATGGGACTTAGAAGTTTGCGCCCGCGCTTCCCGCCGCGTGCTTGCCGCGGTACACCACCTCAATCTCGCCCCGCTTCTCCATCAGCGCCAGCTTCTCCGGTCTGTACGGGTCCTCGTAGGGGATGACCTGATCGGTCGCCTTGTCGCCCTTGAAGATTTCCTTCTTGGTGAAGGTGATGTGGGTGGCGCGCCGGGCGATGACCTGATCCTTCATCTTGAAGCGCGTCGAGCGGTACTCGCCACCGTGCGTGCCCTCGACCGCCCGCGAGTCGGTGCGGATGACATCGGCGCGCAGCCAGCGGTCCCGCGGGTCCTTGGACTCGGGTTCACCCTGCGCCGGCGGCACCAGGTACACGCCGTAGGTGTTTTGGAACTTGATCGGCTCGTACTTGAGCAAATCCTCGACATAGGCGGGCGTGCAGTCGCCCTGCATGAAGTGAATGATTGGCCGGGATGGCGCATTTTTGGGACGCACGTCCGGCGTCTGACCCTCCATCAGCACGGTGTCGGCGGTGACTTTCTCGGCTTCCAAGAAGCCCTCGACCGACTTGTGGAACTTCTCCCATGTGTCGGCGTCCTTCCACCAGATGATCTTTAGCTCCCGGTCGAGCCGGGCCAGCGGCTCGGCGCGGTTGCGGCGGACGTGGACGATCTCGTCCTTTTCGTTGATGTCCAAAACGACGTTGCGGCGGTCTTCCATGATGGGTCAGGGGTTGGGGGTTGGCTTGCGTCTGCGGGAAATCTTGAGTGGCACCGGGTCGGGGGCCAGCGCGGCGAGCAGTTGACCGCGTGCGCGAAGCCATACCGCACGTCGCCCCTCGTTGTAAAGGAGATTATTTTCGGGGTACTCGCCGGAACGCAGCGCCTCGGCGCAAGGCCGGTAAGCGTGGCAGAAACTTTCGAGGTCGCGCCACACGAGCTGCTGGTCGCTCGTGCGCGTCAATTCCGGGCCAAAGACGGCGAGGTACGCCTGTTGCAGCCGCCGGGTTTCGGTGGCCGCGGGGACGGGGTTGGGGGGGGGCATAAGTTAGATTCCGGCGTAGCCGGCGGCAGACCACACAATGCCGGAGGAAGTGGTCACGCACTTGATGTTCATCGCGGTGTTCTGGGAACCGGCGATGGGCGTGGAAAGGTTGATGGCCATGGGGCCAGAAGAGGCGGCGACATTGAAGGAGGCGATGACCGTGGTGCCGTCGAGTATAGACACGATAGTGGCGGTGGCCGAGCTGTTGGACAGGATGAGGTCGGTGAGGTAGATTCTCAGGTTGCGGGTCGTGGTGGGCCCGACCGCCGTCTGGGCGGTAAAGACGGCGTGCGAGCCGGTGTCGCTGATGGCGGTCACGCCGCTCGTCGCGTTGAGGGGAAATCTGGGGGATGCTGCCATGGGAGGAATGATTTTGGGTTACTGGTTGCCTGCCTTGGGAAATTGCTCCATCACGGCGTCCTGCATCCCCTGCGGGGCGCGCCCGATGTCCTTGCCTGCCTTGGCGGCCATCTGGGCCATTTCGAGGGCACGCTGCTCGGCAATCTGCTTGGCCCGCTGCTGGCGGATGGCGTCCCGCGACTTCGTGGACCGGAAATACTTTTCCCTCAGTCCAAAGTCGCGCCCGGTGCCCCGCGACAGCTCATCCGTTTCAAAATTGTCCAGCACATCCCGCGGGGTGTTGGCGGTCAGCTTGGCCAGCGGTTGCAGGACCGAGAGCGTCTTCTCGACCGCCGCGTTCTTGATCTCGTTCATGGCAAGCGTCACGCGGCTCTTGATGAGAATCTTGGGCACAGCCAGCTCGGGCGCGGCCTGCGGATCGTTGCCGGGGCGAACCATCAGCGACAGCGGGGCCTTGGGCAACCGCCCGGCGCGCAGCATGATGCCGAGGCAGCGGGGGATCAGCAGGTTGATGACCTCGGTGCGGTACTGGTCGAAGGTGCCGGTGAACTGGTCCAGCTTTTCCCCGACCCGCTGCGCGACCTCCGTGGCCGTCATGTCCTTTTCCAGCAGCATCCCGAGCGCCTTGAACACGTCCACGAAAAAGGCGTCGTTGATGGCCTGCTCCTTGCGCTTGATGATCTCGACAATCTCCAGCGTCTCGCCCTTGGTGCCCCATTCCTGCGGCAGGCGGTTGTGTTCCATGTCCTCGCCCTTGACGACGGTGACGGAGCCGGGGGCGTACTCCACCTCGCCCGTCTGGGAGTCGGGCACGAAGAGGCGCGGGAACGCCTTTTGCTCCACGAGCGCGTCGTAGGACTCGACGACGTAGTTGAGCTGGCGGGCGTCGGTCAGGGTCTCGAAGGCCGGCGAATAACCGTAGGGCTGGTCGTCGCTTCCCCATGAGTCCCAGCGCAGGCAGAAATAGGGCATCTCCTCATAGCCTCCCAGCGCGACGATCTCCTTCGTGTCGTCGTCCTGATAGACCGAGGCGAAGGCCATGCGCGAGGCGCCCACCCCGCCGTCGTCGGGCATGGTGCCGCCCAGCTCCTTGAAGTCCTCCATCGGCAGGACGTGGTGGACGTAGGTGGCCTTCTGGTCATACTTCTCGGCAGCGATCAAATCCTGCTGCTTCGAGGGCAGGTTCTTCTTTCCCCACCGCTGCGCGGCCTGCCGCAGTGAGAGCTTGAACCAGCGGTCCACCGTGTCCACGATCTTCTGGTCGTTCTCCGCGATGGTGAAGGTGCCGACCTTGAACTGCTCGAAATGGAACGTGCTCGTCTTGCCCTCGCCGCAGTACATGAGCGCGGTGCCGAAGATGCAGGCCCCCTTGTTGAAGGGCTGCACGACGGAATAGAAACGGCTGGCCTGCAACTCCTCCGTCAACTGCTCGGCCACCTCGGCACACCAGCGCGTGGCGTCGTCCATGCCGTCCGCGTCCACCGGGTTCCCCTGCGGCTCGGCGAGGCGGGCAAGGCGCGGGTTGCGGGCAGCCGGGCTCGAGGCCATGAGGTTGGGCGGCGGGGCCAGTCCCAGCCAATTTTCGGTCGCGGGCGTGACCCAGTTGCGCACGCCAATCGCGCAAGTCGAGGCGGCGCGGATCGGCTGCGTGTCGTAAATCTGCTGCGTCCAGTCGAGCGAGCCCTCGGTGCGCTGCGTGTTGATGTCGGAGGACTGCGGGAAGAAGTACTGAGAAATCGTCTGCCACTGCGCGTCGAATTTTGCCTGCCGGTCGGACTGGCGCGCCGCGGCGATCTTGTGCAGCTTCTTGCCGATGTCCTCGAAACCGGTCATGGCGTGACCCAACTTTGCGCCAGCGCCTTGGCGCGGGCCTTGATGATGCGTACGCAGAAGACGGCCACCAGCTCGTCAAGCGAGTGGACCTGCTCGATCTGGTACTTGCGCAGGTGCTTGTGGTTCATCGCCTGCACCTTGAGCAGCATTTCCTCCAGCACCTTGAACTCGTGGGGGTCGAGCGGTCGGCCCAGCGCACGAGTGCATTCGTCTAGGTGCTGCTGCGTCACGATGGGCGACATAGCCGTCTCGGGCGGGAGGGGCTGGTCGGGATGCCAGCCGGGGGCGGGTTCGCGCAGGTCGATCATGGGTCATCCGGTCTTGGTTGGGCCGCCGGACACGCTGGGCGCGGTGGCCCCAGTCGTGCCGCTGGGGATGGTGGGTGTCCACCCGCCGGTGGCCCCGGCATAGATGGTCGAGGAAAGTGACTTGCGCCGGAGCTGCTGGCGGATCAAGTTCTGCTGCACGTCCACGACGGCGCTGGCATCGGGCGAGACGGGGGGCGTGGCGGGCGTGACCGCTGGCACGGCGGCGGCAGTGCCCCCACCTTCGCCCCCGAAGCAGTAGCGCGTATGCCTAAGAAACGGTTCGAAGGTGCTGCGGATGTTCATCAGCAATAAAGGGCGGAGTATGCCTCTTTAGCATTTCCGTCAAGTAAAAGCGGAGTTCGCGCCGATCTCCCGCCAGCCGCTCAAAGCACATCCACGGAAGTTCCCACGGCATGATCGACCACGCCTTGCTCATGTTTCCGGCCAGCGCGTGAACATACCAGCAGTCGCTTTCCTCCTTGGTAAAGAGCCGGGTCGGCTCGGTAATTTCATCAGCCGGGGCACTCCGCCGAACGTGTCGTCCCATGCAAAAGAAGTCGGGGGTGATGAAGACAAAGCCGTGCTTGCTGTGCCAGTCGAGGTAGGTCGTGAACCCGCACGCCTGCGGGTGCTGCGTGTACTTTTCGACCATGATTTCATAGGGGCTCATCGCTTGCCTTGGATAACGGCTTGAATCTCCCTAAACTCCTTTTCGCTTATCTGTGGAACGTCCTTGAGAAGTTCTTTCAGACCTTGAACCAAGGCCTGATTTCTCTTTGGATTCCAACAGTTCAGGTAGGCCGCCTCTATCTCTTCGTCGGTGTAGTTTGGTGTTTTGTCATTCATCGGTTGACCCTGATCCGGTTGTACCCGTCCCCGTAGTATTGCTTGCGCTGCCGGCTCACCTTGATCCGCGCCGGCCCGCCGGGCGAGGTGGCAATCTCGCTGTGCCCCTCCAGCATCCCCTGCGAGTACGCCTCCGCGAAGGTCCGCAGGGCGTCCGCCAAATGGCTGTACTGGTCATGCACGGGCACGTCGGTGATGAGTCCCGTCGAGGCTTCCTCCTTTTTCGAGTAATAGTCAAGCGCGTCGATGCCGCTGGGCATCTTCAGGTCGCCCAGCATCCACGTGCCGGAGCACCCCTCGCTATTGATGTACACCCGCGGCAGCAAAGCCCGCATCTGGTCAATCGAGCGCCAGATGTCCATCGTCCGCGCCACCGTCCGCGTCCGGTCCAGCCCCGCCTCCTTCAGGTAGTCCTGCGTCGTCTTGCCCACCTGGTTGCGCTGCTTCGCGTCGTGCGGCAGGTAGTTCTGGGCCACGCGCAGGTGGTACTTGTCCTCCCACTCCCGCACCTTCGCCGCGTAATACGCCGGCGTCTCCCCGGTGCGGCTGAAACTCTCCAAGAGCAGGATGTCGCGCTGCACCAGCTGCACCAGCCACACCGCCCAGTCGTCGCCGCGGTCGCTGTGCCCGATGTCCCAGAAGGTGTAGAGCGGGGCCTGCGTGTCCGCCAGGACCAGCTTCAGCCGCCCCTGCCGCCGCAGGTCGTCCATCTGCTTCCCGTAAATCGCGTTCGCAATCGAGGCGTTCACGTCCAGCTCCCACTGCATCAGGTAGGCCGCCTCCCCCATCATCGAGCGCTGCCTCGCCAGCTCCTCCGGCGAATAAATCCCGCTCTCGCTCGCCCGCAGGTACATCGTGAATATCCCCGGCTTGCCCACGCTGTGCTGGTACCGGTCAAACAGGTTGTGCCGCCCCGTCAGGTACCCCGAATACACCACAAACCCCTTGTGCGCCGCCAGCGCCGGGGCCAAATCAATCGAGGTGCCCGGCGGAATCTCGTCCGCCTCGTCAAAGTACACCCCGTCCAATGCCTGTCCCACCCCCCGCGAAGTGTCCGACCCGTACAGCGTGAACCGCCCCGCATTGGGGTATTCTATCGCCAGCTCGCTCTCAATCACCCGGTGCCCCGGTATCGGCTCCGAAAAGTGCTTCAGCCGCTCCCACGCAATCTCCTTCGCCCTCACCCGCGTCGGGTAGAACCACGCATATCGCGGAGGCGGATCACGCCGCCCGTTCGCGCAGCACCGCCACTGCCCGTCATTGCAGATGGCAATGGTCTTCCCGGCCTGCCGGTGGCAGATGACCACCGACTCGTTCTCAACTCTTCGATGAAACGGGAGAAACGCAGGTCGGGGGGTGTACGGGATCCGGCACTCGGCAACTCTCGGGACGGGTTCATTGCTCATGACTCATCCAGCCCCACGGCACGGCGAAGACTTTGCCAGCGAGGAGAGTCCAATAACTTTTCCTGTTCCCATGGATCAAACATGGACTCACATTGTTTTACCAGCTCCGCGATCTCCTCCCGCTGGGTGACGCGACCAGCTTTAAAGCGCGGACGGGTCTCTGTCTTGGTTTTCGTTTTCATCGGGGTCAGGGGTTAAGCTAACTTTCACTAATCTGAAATTGCCTCCCTCACCCCAAAACCAAAAACCACTTTCTCTGGACTGTCAAGAAAGGGTGGTCGTCCGCGCATTTCGCGCAAAAGGGGTGGTGGGAGGTGGCCTTCACGAAAGGGTGGTCCAGGAGTCACTTTGGGGATGTACCCACAATAATCAATATGTCTAATGTCTAAGCAAGTGGCTGACTATCAACACTTGGCTTTGCATTGTCTGCGCTTATTGCGACTGGAGGCGTTACAATCGCAGGGATGAGCGCAGGAGGCGCTGCACCTTCCCACGTGAACTTGAGCACAGCCGGCCCGCCGTCTGCGCCTGTGATGGCTTGCGCTGGCTTGCCGTAGGCACGATCCATGACGGCCTGTGCTGCGCTGATAAGCGCCTGCTCACCCGTTCCTTTTGAAGCCAGCAGACCTTTCAGCCTGCGCAGGGCAAGCGGTGTGATCTTGCGCGCAGCAAGTTGCAAGCCCTTCAATTCTTTGGGCCGACCGCCAGGGTTGCCTGATTTGCCTTTTTGAAACATCAGCGGACTTGTTGTGAGCGTCAGACCTGCTACAAAGACCGCTTGCGTTTTGCAAGCAAATCTGATATGGAAGTTCTATCGAAGAGGACAGTGAAGCTCGAGATGATCACTGTTGGAATCTGTCCCAGTCAAACCTGCGCCACTCACGAATGAGCCTGGCCTCGCGCTGGAGCTGGGATTGGGGCAAGGACAGGTCAGTCAGGTCAACGGCAGTTGGGCCGATGAAAACACAGTTATCGCATGGCCGTGGCTCACCATGGTTCACGGTCAGGACTTGGCTGCGGAGTAGCTCGGCAAAGCTCATGTTCACCAGGGCTCAGCTCCGACATACGCAAGGGTGGAGCTGCCAGAGATGACATACACGTCAGACTGTTGGGTAGGCTTGGTCACGGTCTGGCCGGGATTAAGCGGAGTATAGACGGGATCGGATTCGGGGGCAACGGCAGTCCCGTTTGAAGTGGTGAGGGTCGAGGCCGCACCCATGGCCACGACTTGGTAAAAGAGTGTGCCAGCTCCGAGGTTGATAAGGGTGAGCTGCCGGGTGGGGAATTGGGTTGTCAGGGCCTTGACCGCAGTAGTGCCAACTGTGAGGACGTTGCGCATGAGATTATTTGCCGGGTGGCTTGGGATGGAGGATGTCGTCGAGAGTTTTGTCCATGCTGAATCGCATAGGCTGGGGGTGGGGAAAGTCAAGCCATTACAAAATGAGTTGAGGATTTTGCTTTCATTGGGGCTGGTGCGGGTGTACCTTCGCTCTCGTCAGGATGAGTTGGAGTTCAGTATAACCCGTAAAACAAAGGATGAACATGAATCCCATAGCTGTTAACGCCTCTGAAGTGCGCGAGTGTGCGCTGAACTTCGCGGCTTCTCTCAATCGACCGCCCGCAAAGCGTGATTACATGCGGGCCGCTCGGATTATTCTTGCGCGTGCCGGGGCATCTGATGCCAGCGCAATCCGTATTTCGTCATTAGCTGCGCAGGCAGCAGGCCGCTAACCCCCAACTTCCCCGCCCATGAGCACACAAGACAGCCCGCACACACTCCGACACCGTGGAGAATAGACCCCGAGATTGGCAATTATGTAATTACCGACAATGGGAAGGGCATTGCTGCCTGTCCGGCGCCGTTATCCGACGACAATGCGGCCTTCATCGTCCGCGCCTGCAACGCGCATGCGGGTCTGGTGGCCGTGCTCGAGCAAATCCTTAGAGAGTGTGACGATTGCTGTAATCAATACCACATCAGTCCGCACGCTTACAACCAAGCCCGCGCCGCGCTGGGGTCGGCCAGGCAGGCCTAACCTTTACCGGCCTCATCCCCGGTCGCCGGTCTGGAAAGCCGCAAGGTGAGTACGGGCCGGCGTGAGGGATGGGCGGATTCAGCAAACACAACGCAACAAAAGAACATTGGAGGATGAGATGAAGCTCAATAACGCCATTAGCGCCCTTGCCCGCAAGGGTTATCAAATGCTAGAAGTCAGTACTACGGAAGCCGTCTACAATCGCCACTTTGAGGGCAAGATTAACAATTACCGCATTGTGATCTGGAGTCAGGGTGAGGATGTTTCCACGATGCGCGTCATTCCTGCCAATGACCACGACGACACACAAAGCGATTACTGCGCCGGCAGCTTTGCCGACACGATTCCGCAACTGCTCCGCTTCGCCCAAGTATTTTAAGCCATGAAAAACCACGCACTAAAAATGAAACGCCAAATGGTCAAAGCCGTGCTGTTGAATGAGCTTGAGGAAGTCAACCGCACCTTGGATGGTTGTACTGCTGGAGAAGTTCTAACTGACGTGGAGAAGCTACAATTCTCCACCGCCTTCGCCGCATTGGCAAAACTAGTGATGAGGCTACCATGAGACCGATGCGCTCACTGAAAGAAATCGAAGATAGGCTCATCATGTTAAAATCGGATGAGCGGTTACAGGGTCCCCCTGCACAAGTACAAATTAACCCGCCGCTGGCTTTGGTACAAACCGATTTGGAGGCGTCTATTCATGCGTTGGAATGGGTGCTCAAAAAAGACTTCTCTCGGTTCCCTCGGTTCCCCTTAAAGAAGAAAAGGCATGAGGAAACGTTGGATGAAGCCCTAGCCTAGCCCTACCCATCCCCCTCTTGCCGTGGCCCGACCCGCCACGGCTTTTTTATGGCACCAACAGCCGGTCAATCTCTGCCACGCGCCGGTCAATTATGCCCTGTTCTTCTGGCGTGCCTTTGGACAGCGCCAGCAGCCCGCGCCGCTCGTCCAGCAGGGTTTGCCTTATGGCAGTATCCTGCCGGCGATTAGGAGCCGCCGGAACCCCCACTAGGGCAGGATTCTTGCCCTCCCAGGTATGGTAGCAGGTCGCCACGCAGGCTTTCCACCGCCGCACCGGATTCTTGCCTGACCGCCAGCCATTCGCCTCATAATGGTTCCATGCCGCCTGCGCGTCAGGCTTCGGCCAGCCGGGAAACCGCACCGCGCACTCCGCCAGCCATTCAGCCTCGGATGGGGGCTTCCCCTTACCATCCCCTTCATCAGATACAGAAGAGAGAAGAGAGAGAGAAGAGGCGTCGCGTTTTGTGCGTGACATTTTCGTGACATCTGATACATCTCTCTTCCGGCGCTGGCGTTCGGTGTTTAACGCTCTGTTCTTCGCCGACTTGCCATTGTGCCGGCCTGCATGAACAAAGCACAAAACATCCCCGTTTCGGGTCATCCAACCCACTTCAGCCATGGCTTCGGTGAAGCCCGCAACCCCCACAATGTTGTCAAGGATGTTGGGTGCGCAACATTTGAGCGTGACAAAAGCGTGACAGGTTTCGGGGTCGAAGTCGGTCACGTTCTGGTCCACCCACTCCATCGCCACCATGACGCAGCCGGCGGCATGGGCCGGGACGATCATCAGGCGCGAGGCAAGCTCCAGAATTTCCCGCTTGGTGGTGAGGCCGATGCCCCATTTCAGCCAGTCACCGGCCATGGTCAGCCTCCCTGGTGGCACTCGTGGGCGCGGTGGGCGGCGGAGGACGTGGAGTAGAATAGACCACGACGTATTTTCCTTGGGTTGGTTCTTCGGGTTTAAGGCCAGAGCATTTGAGGCAATAAATGCCAGCCCACGGGAAGTCCCAAGCTGGTCTCGCCCCGCAGATTTCACACGGCTCACTGCTTACTTCAAGGTCTGTGCTCATGTTAAATTCCCGGCCCTTGCAAGCCCTGCCGCGCCGGTTGATCTGTTCTTGCGGGGTCTGCCTCCAAGCAGACCATTGCGCCGGGCGGCCCTTGCCTTGCGCGTGGAAGTAAAGGAACCCAATAGCCGGGCTGCTGCTGAGCGTTGTTTCTTGGTCACGTCTATATGTAAAACCCACCGTTCGAAAAAAAGTCAAGATTTTATTTGACAAACCCAACGCTTGGCGTTCCACTCGCCCCCATGGCCACCACCCTTCCCCTCTCGCCCACTCGCCGCATCACCACCCGCCCATGAAACTCTACAAGCTCACCACGCAGGACGGCTATACCCGCTACCACGAAACTAACGAGACGCTTTGGTCTAAGGGCAAGACCGTCGAAAAGCCCGCCAAGGATAATCCGCGGCTTTGCACCGCGGATGTCGTGCACGCCACGGTTGACCTTGATCTGGCGCTGCTGCTCAACCTGAATCAGGGCAATATCAGCAACCCGCAACCGTGGGAAGCCAAGGGCAAACCGGTGGTGCGCGATTACGGCAAGGTGGGCTGCTTCAAGCTCACCACGGTCAAAAAGCTGCCGGTGCCCGCATGGTACTCCAATGCAACCAAGGCGCAGAGGGTGCGCGTGCGGTTCGCCATTTTGTGTGCCCGCTCGGTGCTTTCCATTTATGAGTCGAGGTATCCGGAAGACAAGCGACCTAGCGCGGCCATCGAAGCAGCGGAACGCTGGTTGGATGGCCGCGCGTCGGCGCAAGAACTACGGAACGCCGCCGACGCCGCCGCCGACGCCGCCGCCGCCGCCTCCGCCGCCTCCGCCGCCTACGCCGCCTCCGCCGACGCCGCCTACGCCGCCGCCGCCTCCGCCGCCTCCGCCGCCTACGCCGCCGCCGCCTACGCCGCCGCCGCCTCCGCCGCCTCCGCCGCCTACGCCGCCTCCGCCGCCGCCGACGCCTCCGCCGCCGACGCCGACGCCGCCGCCTTAAAAAGCAAAATGCCGCCGATTGATTTCGGGGTCTTTGCGCGGCAGGCGGTGGCCGCTGAAATGAAGGAGTGACACTATGAAAGAGAACGCCATTGCCCTCAGCCCCGACCGCCGCTACCGCGAACTCACTCCCGAAGTCTCGCCGGCCAAGCTCGCCTTGGGCCTGCTCAACCTTGGGCTGGACGAGCTGGCCGTCGCATTTCAGGGCTACGAGCGCGACTGCTTCGAGGCGGGCCAGCCCCCGCCGAGCTACGCGGAGTTTCACCGGCACCAGCTTTCACCCTCAACCCAAAACTAACCATGTGCCAGTACAAATCAGCCATCGTTCTCCGCGACGAGAAATGCAAGGGCGGTTTCCAGCTGCTCTTTTCGCCGTGGACGGAAAGCCATGACGAGCTTTGCATCATCCACAAGCTGCTGGTCAACGACAAGAAGCTCCAGCTTGCCAAGGTGGAATTTTCGCCCGCAAGCATGGACAAGGCCCACCTGATCGACGAGTACAAGCTTACGATAGACGAGGAGCGCACCCCGGACTGGTTCGACAAGGAAATGCAGGAGAAGGTCACGAATCGCCTGCGTAACTATATCAAGTCCATCATCGTCGATGGCGACGTGGAGCTACTCATCGGCGGTCAGTTCGTGATCGCGCCAAGCGCCAAAATCCAATGCGCCCGTTCAATGGTGATCTCTGCGATTTGGGGTGGCACCGTGAATGCGATTTGGGGTGGCACCGTGAATGAGATTTGGGGTGGCACCGTGAATGAGATTCGGGGTGGCACCGTGAATGCGATTCGGGGTGGCACCGTGAATGAGATTTGGGGTGGCACCGTGAATGTTCATTCCGGCGCAATCATCGTCAAAGACAATCGCCCCAAGAAATGAGCCACCACCACGCCGCGCAGGTGCGGCCAGTTTTAACATGAAAATACCCAATGACGGCGGATCGGTGTTTCCAACCATCAGCGGGAAATACCATATAGATGAAGGTGCATTTGACGCTAGAAAAACGCAAAGCGGAGAGTTCACCGCACAAGGCGGCATGACCCTGCGCGACTACTTCGCGGCAAGGGCAATGCCACTCGCCCAAGAAGACGGTGGCCATGGAACCGCAGCAGAAGCAGAAAAAGAGTTTGGCATGAAACCGGGCACCTATTCGGCCCGCATACATCGGCCGCTTTTAATGGCGAAAGCAGCCTATCAATACGCTGACGCCATGATTGCCGAACGCAAGCCCGCTCGGCCCAAACCCGCCCGCCTTTGAACATGAATACCGACCCCGCAGTTGTCTTATGGGAAAAGTTGGTCTCCTCCTGCACGCCCGAGGAACAGGCCATGTATGCCGCCCATCCCTCCTACCGCAGTATGTTCCTGCTCGGCTATACCGTCGGCGAGTTCGCCGCGAGCAGGCGCAGTCTTGAAGCTGCCGCCACCCCCTTCTCCGGTCCCGAGCGCAGGCGTCTCGGGATAGTGCCCGCCCCCACCGGGCTTCGCGGAATTTCACCGGCACCACCACCACGCCGCACAGGTGCGGCCAGTTTTAACATGAAACATCCACCCGCTTGGACAAAGTCCCTCAGTCCCGCTGCCGCTGTGTGCCTTGACGTGGCCGTGGCCGGCGTGGGCAGGGCAGACCTGTCGCCGATGGCTGCGCAAAAACGCCCATTTTCAAACCCGCTACGCCATGAACGAAAACACAAACACATCACTCGTCAATCCCGCTGAACTTAACCGCATCTCCACAGAGGTTGCTCACGTCTGCAAGGAAATCGTCACGCGCACCGCCATGAACATCGGCGGCCGCAAATACGTCAAGGTCGAAGGCTGGCAGTCCATCGCCACGGCGCACGGCTGCGTGGCCAGCGCCAGGGCCGTCGAGGTCGTGGAGGGCGGCGTCCGGGCCATCGGTGAAATCCGCCGCATGTCCGATGGTGCCCTGATTGCCACTGCTGAGGGCTTCGTCGGTGACGACGAAGCCGTGTGGTACGGCGGCGAGAAAGAGGACCGCAATGGCCGCACGATCACCTACCCCTCGCGGCCCATGTACGCGATCCGCGCAATGGCCCAGACCCGCGCCATCAGCCGGGCCTGCCGCACCGCCTTCGCCCATGTCGTCGTGCTCATGGACGCCGGGCTTGAAACCACGCCTGCCGAGGAAGTGCCCGCCGAGGACTTCGACGACAAGGCGGAGCGGGCCAAGCCGGTCACGCCAGCACCCGCCAAGGACGCACCCGCCGCCGAACCTGCCGAGGTACAGCTTGAAGGCTGGCGCGGGCATCGCATCCATTTCGGCAAGAATCGCGGCACCCAGCTCGGCAGCCTCCAGTCGAAGCAGCTCCAGTGGTACTTTGAGAACTGCTATCCCGCGAAGGCGTTTAAGGGAGCGATTGAGCCCGCTGCGCAGGCTTTGGCCGACGCGCTCAAGGCCGCCGCCGATGAACTTGGCCTCAAACCCCGACAGGAAGAACAGGTGCAATTCTAATGAATACCGCTATCATCACCCTCACCGGCCTTGCGCCGGAAATCACCGTCTCCGAGGCCGCACGCACCGAGCGCGACCAGTTGCTTGTCGTGGCGCACAACGTCGAGGTTGTCGCCACCGCGCAGGAGGCGGAATCCGCCGCCGAGACGCTGAAGGAAATCAAGACCTTCACGCGCTCGCTGGAATCCGCCCGCACCGAGGTCAAGGGGCCGGTGCTAGACATTGGCCGCAAGATCGACACGCTGGCCAAGGAAATCACCGCCGAGCTGGAGGCGGAGGCCGGGCGCATCTCCAAGCTGCTCGGAGCCTACCAAGCCGAGCAATACCGCAAGCAGCAGGAGGCCGAGAAACGGGCGCGTGACGAGGAGCAGCGCATCTTGGCCGAAGCCGCCGCCAAGGCCAAGGATGCCGCCGAGCACTCGCGCACACAGGCGTCATTCGACGGCAAGCTGGAGAACATTCAGCAGAAGGCCACGGAGCAGATTGCCGACCTCAAGGCGTCCGTCGCCAAGGCCGCGCCCAAGACGTTCGCCGGCACCGCCACCCGCGAGGAAGTCTGCTTTGAAGTGCTGGACATCGAGGCGCTCTACCGTGCCGAGCCGTCGCTTGTGATCCTCTCGCCCAATAACACCGCCATTCGCGGCATCGTGAAGGCGTACCCTGACAAGCCGCTTCCCGGCGTGCGCGTCTGGAAAGAGAGCAAGATGATCGTGCGAGGCTAATCACCCCCGCGCCGGGGCGGGAAAAATCATCATGAGACGCTTTACCGGAGAGTATGCTGAGGATGGACAGGCCAAGCGCCGCGCCGCCCGTGAGGCGGTGGGCAATCGGTGCATCCGTTGCGGCAGCCCATCGGTGCCGGGCCGCATCCTAACGACGCATCATTTCGACGGCAACAAGGCCAATGACGCATGGTGGAATCTCCTGCCGCTCTGTCAGGTCTGCCATCTGCACATTCAGGGCAAGGTTGATCCCGAGACGCCTTGGTTTCTCGAACACTCTGACTGGCTCAAACCCTATGTAGCCGGTTTCTACGCCCATAAGTACGAGGGCAAATCAATCACCCGCCAAGAGGCGGATCAGCGGCTCGACGAGCTGCTGGCCTACGAAAGACGCGCATGAAAATGAACCGCCTCACCCTCCTGCTGGCATGGCTCGCGCCGCTGTGGTTTATCGTGCGCGAATGGAAGAATGGCACCCGTAAAATGCGCCTTCACCACAAGGCGGGAAGCGGCCAATGGTCGGTTGCTTTTGGAAAACATCATTACAGCACCGCGCCCAGTCTGCGCACAGCCCTGGTTGCCGCGCTGCGCAAGGTCAAGCCAGCCCAACAGGAGAACCCGCCACATGAATAAGCCCGCCACCGTGAAGCCGCGCAAGCTCTGGTCATTGGTACCCGATAAAATAAAGCCCGGTGGGGTGGTTTTATTTACCCGAAAGACCAAGTTTTTTAAGTATCCAAAGCTCCTGTTCGACGCCAGCCCGGCCAGCCTCGCGGCCATGCGGGAGCGGGTGGCGAAGGCGCTACAAGTCATCGAAAACAAGGCAGATTGGATGCCGTACAGCAACAAAGCGGGGTGTATTCTTCGTGCCCTGTATCCGTCCCTGAAAGGCAAACATGACTGACCCACAGAACACCCCGCCCACCACCGCGCAGATACACGAGGACAATGCGAGGCTAGCTCACAAGTTAGCCCAACACGAGGAATCGGTGCAGCTAGGCACCTCGGATTACCCGTGCTGTTTTGTTCGTCCTTACGCCGCCGCCCTTGCCCGGACCGATCAAAAGCTGAAGGAGTGCGAGGAGGATTCTGTTCAACTCGACGCATGGCAGTTCGCCTTTGGCACCACTCAACTGACTCACGCTATTGCACGGCTTGAGAAAGCCGTAGCCAACCGCGACCGGCTGGCGCGGGAGAATGAGGAGTTGCGCACCATCGTTGTGCAATTCGATGCGTGCATTAACGATCTAATCGAAGATCGAGACACGGCGGACATGATTGTTAAAGCGAGAAATACGCAATACTTCCATCGCAAGATTGTAGCCGCCCTCGCGGGCGGAAAGGGAGAACGAAAATGAGCACACCTGAATCACATGACGCCGGCCAAGCTGCCGCTGCTTACTCGTTGAAATGCACAAAACTTGAAGCCCGCCTCGCCGAGGTCGCGCGCGAGCTTGACGAAGGCGCAAGATTTGCTCGTGTCAGACAACTTGAAAGCGCACTTCAGGAGTGTGAAGTTGAGCGCCACCATGCACAATCCGCCCTCGCGGCCCGCGACGCGCTGGTGGTCACGCTGAGGGAGGCGCTGAAATCAACCCGTGACAATCTTTGGGATTGGGTATTTTCGAGAGTCGAAGGTTCTAAGCGCATCAAGGTAGACGCGGCCAGTTCACAATGCCACAAGGCAGACCAAGCCCTCGCCCTGACCCCCTCGTCCCCCGCCCACTGCGCGGTCGTGTCGAAGGAGGAACTGGCGGAGTTGCGGCGGGACAAGGAGAGGCTGGATCGTGTACTCATAATCACCGGCGCTAAGGAGGCTGGCCTAGCTGTAGAAAGAGCACTTGCGCAGGACTGGTCATCTGAGATTGGCCGTGCTGAACTTGTTAAAATGCGTGCCTATTTGGACGCCGCCCGGCAGCACGGGGAAGGGGGCGCAGGGTGAGTGAGTTCAATTTAGTCGAACTTTGTACTGACTCCGACGAGCAATCCCCTGCCCCATGTCAGCACGGCAACATCGTTGATGGTCACGCCTGCTATTGCCACCACGATCAAGGCCCCCGCAAGTGCCCAATTTGGCTAAATTACGGCCTCAACCTGAAGGAATGGAACACCCAAAACTGTCCACTTTTTGTGCCTAACCCCGCCCCATGACCACGGCCCGGCTCCTCCTCGCCATGAACAAGCTCATTTGTCTTTTAGTTGGGCACAATTTCCAGCTAATTTCCAAGAAGCGCCACGGCCTTTCATTCATCAGAAAGTACAAATGTCAGAGATGCGACTTGTTCTGCGTGGAAGGCATCCATCATAGGAGTCGGCCAACATTAAGATGCTATCGCGTCCCATGAAGACTGTTTTGCTCCTTACCATTGCCACGTTCGCCATGACCGCGCACGCCCGCGATGCTGTGCAGCCGGACTGCGACCTTACCCGCCTGCTTTCTGCCATTGCCGCGAAGGAGAACCAGCCGCAGGACAAGGTGGGACCGCACGGTGAGCGCAGTATCTATTCGATCTCCGCCGCTGTGTGGCATGACAGGATGCCAGGATGGCCGTTCTATGTCTGCACGGAGCAGTCCAACATGGCCAAGCATTGCGCGATTATGCAGTTGAACTGGCTGGCTAATGAGTGTGCCAAGGCTGGCATCCACCCCGGCGTGTACGAGCTTGGTTCAGCGTGGAATACTGGCTTGGCTGGCTTCATCAAGCTGCACTCCATGCACGTCGAAATCCAATACGGTCGGGACGTGGAAAACCTCTACACCGCCCAAAAGAGCCAATCCTAGCCACGCTACGCCACTTTCCCATGAGCACCCATACCCAGCATCGCCCCAAGCCGCCTACGCCAAGTGCGCTCAAGACGCTGGCCAAATACGACAAGATCATCACCGCCTACAAGCTCCGCCAGATGGAGCGCCTAACCGCCCCGATGAAGTTCAAGTGCAACCCATATAAGAAAGTTGCATGTGGATATTAACCTTTTGTTCTAACAGGCACAAGCACAACGCTTTGGCTTGACGCACTTGTAAAACCCCCTCCAACTCCCCTTTTCCTTACCGTTCCTTTTTTCTTTTCACGCATGACCAGATGTGACATTTACTGCGGCGATGCCCTGACCGAGCTGCGTAAGCTGCCGGCCGAGTCGGTGCAGTGTTGCGTCACTTCGCCGCCGTATTGGGGGTTGCGGGATTACGGCACGGCGAAATGGGAGGGTGGAGATCCGGCGTGTGATCACGTTATTCAGGCGACTGGATCGACCCAGAACAAAGGATGCAATGGGGGAATGGCCGTTGCTCGAGGCGACTGCCCGAAATGCGGTGCCCGCCGCATTGACCAGCAGCTCGGCCTCGAATCCACCCCGCAGGAGTACGTCGCCAAGCTGGTTGAGATTTTCAGAGAGGTGCGGAGGGTGCTGCGGGGGGATGGGGTGCTGTGGTTGAATTTGGGGGATTCCTACTGCTCACAAGGCGGCACGCATGACGACAGAGGGGACAACCAACCGGGCGTTGGCGCTTCGCGGGCATGGCGGGATGGAGCAGGCCGCGCTGATGGCATTGTTGACGAACGCGGACAGCGCAACCGAAACGGGAACACCGTGCCGGGCCTCAAGCCCAAAGACCTCGTTGGCATCCCATGGCGCGTGGCCTTCGCGCTTCAGGCCGACGGCTGGTGGCTGCGGCAGGATGTGATCTGGAGCAAGCCAAACCCCATGCCCGAGAGCGTGACCGACCGGTGCACCAAGGCGCATGAGTATATTTTCCTTCTGAGCAAGGCGGCGAGCTACTACTACGACGCGGGGGCGGTGGCGGAGCAATCTATTTGCACCGAGGATCCGAGATTTGGAGGACCGCGCATTGCTTATGACGCCAAGACCGGTCCGACAGCCAACCCCGAATATCAAGGGCAGCGCCGTGCCGTAACGATACGAGAAACCCGCAACCGCCGTTCCGTCTGGGGAATCACCACCAAGCCTTACGCCGAAGCCCACTTTGCCACCTTCCCGCCAGAAATACCGCGCATCTGCATTATGGCTGGAAGCAAGCCCGGTGACACGATTCTCGACCCGTTCGGTGGCAGCGGCACCACGGGCGAAGTCGCACAGGAGCTGGGCCGGCACGCTATCCTGATTGAACTCAACCCCACCTACTGCGAACTCATCAAGCGCCGCACGGCGCAAGTTGGAATGGTGCTCCCATGACCGCCGCCGCCCTGAGAGAGCAGTTTGACCGCTTCGACCGCTCCAACCATGACCACCACACTTGAACCCTCCTTCCTCCGCTCGGTCGTGCTGATGACCAGCTTCACCCCGCACGCCATGCTGCGCACTCAGGCCACCCTGCTTTACATGGCGCTCAAGGACGTGGAGTTCAGCGCGGCGGACATCCCCGGCGAGATCACCAATGGCAACACTCACCTGGCCGGGGCCGCCACGGGTGCGCTGATTGCGCAGGGCTTGCTGGAGGTGGTGAGGCGGGTGAAGTCACCCCTGCCCAGCGCGAAGGGCCGCAAGCTGGACGTGCTGCGGCTGGTCCAGTACAAGCGGGAGACGGTGCGGACTTGGCTGGAGCGGAACGGATTTGAGGCACCACAGGCACAAGATGATTTGGCATTGCAGTTCATTGAAGATGTTAGGCGCATTTGGAGTCCATCGCCATGAACCCTGTCTCGACAGCCGCCTCCAGCCGTACCACCGAAACCATGGCTTCAGTTTATGCCTTATCGGACCAGCACGTTGCGGCCAACCCCAAGGCGGCACCCCTGCCGCATGTCAACTCGCACACCTTCGCGGCGGTGCGGTTGCTGGGCTATCTTATCGAGGAAGCGCCTCCACCCGAGCCCTTGCGCGAGAATGGCCGGGGATACCAGCGCAAGGAAGGCCAGCCCATCACGCCTGAACCCGTGCGCCGCAAGGAACGCGAGCGGCAGCGGCAAAGCAGGCTCAAGCGCATTGCGGCCAAGCCGTTACGCGGTTCGCGAATAGCGAATGACGGTGGGGCGATCCACAAGGAGATCACTTCAATGTTCAGAAAACTGGAGCAAACATGATAAGCACCATCCTTAACCACCACCCGCCCGCCTTCTACTGGATTGCCTATTTCGTGGCTGCTCTCATCGCCGCCGCCTACGCCGCCACGGCTGTTTTCGGTGCCGCCAGATGCTCCAGATGGTGAACAGTCCGGCCAAGCTGCCGATGCAATAGCTGAAGAACTGCGCGAACCAGAGCGCGTTTTCCTTGTTGGCCACAAGGTTGGCCAAGACACAGACCCCAAAGCTTACCAATTCCCGCGTATGATGTTTCACGGCAAGATCAACTACCGGGACAGAAATGAGTGCGCGGGGGGTCATTTCAAGCAATTTTTCCACTCAATTTTGGGTAGTCAGCCCAGCACGCAAATGGCCACCCCCAACGCAATCGCCAGCGCCACCCAGAGCAGCCACCGCCGGCGCGGGGGCGGTCTGGGATAGCGGGTCAAACCTTGGAGGGGCAGGAAGCTCACGAGCCTACGGCGGTGGGCGGAGTCTGGTAGATCACGACGGCGCGGGCCACCCCGTTCATCACGTCGGTAATGATGGCGGCGGCGGCACCCCCCAGCGGGGTCGGGGCCGTGGCGTTGGTGTTGGCAAGCATCTGCTGTACGGCGCCGTCAAGCAACGCGGCCTGCGTGGGCGAGAGCTTGCCCTTGGTCGCGGCCACGATCTGCTCGAGCAGCGTCACCTGATCGGAGGGCAGCAGGGTGCCAGCCTGCAACTTGCCCCAGTCGGAGGCCAAGAGCGACATGACCGGCAGCAGCGACGGGTTCTTCTGGAGGATGGCGGTGGCCGAGACCTCGGCGGCGATGTAGGCGCCGGAGGCTTCGGCTTGGTTGAGGGCGCAGGCGGTGAGGGCGAGCGCAGCGATGAGTACGAGCAGTTTGTTTTTCATGGGGAAGCGGGGGGCGGGGGGTTGGCGCGAATAAAGGTGTAGATGCCCGTGATGACAGCCCCTACAACGGACTTGACGACCGTCTTCCAGTCAAGCGGGGCCGTGGAGGTGATCCACTGGTTAACGACCGGGATCGCCGCACCCATGGCAGCGAACTCCAAGGCGTGGAGGTACTTCTTAAGTGTCGGGCTCATGGGAAAGATGGTATGGGGTCTTTACCTGCTTTTTGCAAGGTTAGTTAGTCAGCCTACTGGAGCCAAACAACCGTGCCCACCGTGGTCGAGAGGGTCGTCGTCGTGTGGATGGACGCCTCGGCGGAGGCGGCAAGCCCCAGCGCGAGCGACGCGAGGAGTGGGATGATCTTCTTTATTTGAAAGGTTACCAAATGACCTTAATGAACCCGTTGAATCCAGCGGTGGAAGAAGATGAGCCGCCGTTGCCAATCGAGCTACCCGGGTAGTCAGGATCGCCCTGCCCGGCTCCTGTAGCCCCGCTGCCGGTGGTTGTGGAAGAAGAAAGAGGCGAACTGAGAGCATCTCCTGAACCGCCGCCGCCTTGGGCCCCGTACCCAAACCCGGCTTGCGCTCCGCCACCACCACCACCGCCGAATCGCCCGCCGCCTCCGCCGCCGCCCGGGTCGTCGTTGGAACCGCCCGTGCCGCCAGAAAGGGAAATCCCGGCCGTGGCCGCTGTGCCTGAGCCACTCGTAGCCCCTGCAGCACCGCCCGTCGAATTTGTAGCCGCACCACCGCCAGTGCCTGATCCTGCGCTGGGGTTATTTCCCGCCTGTGCAGGGCTTCCTCCACCAGCCCCCGCTGGAGTCACTACGTTGTCTTCCCAACCCCCGCCGCCACCACCGCCTGCGGTGCAATCGACCCCCGTTCCTTGGGCCCTTGCGTAGCCTCCGCCACCTGAAGCATGATAGGAACCCCCGGTGCCCGTTCCGCCCAATCCGCCACCCGGGAAAGCGGCCGAAGAACCAATTGCCAGTCCCCCTGAAGGCACCCATAAGGTGATGACATTGCCCGGCGTGAGCCCAGAATACGTGGCAGTTGTAAAACCACCGCCGCCGCCCGTGCCGTTAGCTGTGGCCGGGTGACCGCCTCCGGCTCCCCACAGCTTGAACGTGACCGTGGTCACCCCAGCGGGAATCGTCCATGTCTGGGTGGAGCCAGTGGCGTTGAAGGAGGCCGAGCCGTGCGGTACCGGCGCGTTCCAAAAGCTGTACGGGAACGGCGTCGCGACGGCCATCGCCGCCGACATGAACAACGCGGTCAGGTAGCTGAACAGTGATTTCATGGCTTAGAAATTCTGCACGACGTTGCCGTAGTAGGTTCCGGAAAAATCCACTATGGTCCAAACGTCAGTATGAGCTCCGACCGTCTGCGTCGGCTGCGATCCGGCCACCCACTTGATCGAGTTGCCCCAAGTGACGGTGTAATTCGAGGCTGTGTTCGTGATAGCCACGACGAGCGTCTGTCCATCCAGGGCGTTGCTAAACGTTACTGTGTTCAGATTCCCGTTCAGCGTGATCGAGTGGTTGTTTCCGGACGCCCAGTTGATCGTGACGGCGTTACCCGACTCCGTGTCGGCCGTCGTTACGGGCATCAGGTTCTGATTGGTTGTGCCCCTATTGGCGTTCGAGCTGACCGAGATTGTCGTGAAAGCCCCGGTGCTGGGAGCTGTGCCTCCAATTGCAGGAGGCGAAGCAAGATATGTTGAGAACCCTGTCCCCGATACCGTACTGGAAGCCGAGAGCGTCGTGAAGGCCCCCGTGCTTGCTGTCGTGCTGCCGATGGCGGGAGGCGACGCGAAAAGAGAGGTGATTCCCGCACCGCTGACCGTACTGGAGAAAGTGCCCGTGGTCGCCGATACCGCCGCAAGCGTCGAGGTGCCGGTCACCGTCAGTCCCGCGAAGGTCGGGCTGCTGCCCGTGCCGATGGTCTGCGGGGTGGAAAGCGTGACGGCGCCGAGCAGAGTACCAAACCGGCAATCCAAGGTCTGCCCGGCCGGCAGGATGTAGTAGGTGATGCCCGGCGTGTTGAAGGTGCCGGTGCCCGTGCCATCGGGCAGCACGGTAACGGCCTGTTGCGCGTTCCCTGTGGTATCCCATAGCGCGGAACCCGCGAGGGCAAGGAGTGAAAGGAGCAGGAGCTTTTTCATGGGATTAAAGGCCGCGGGCCCAGATGAGGGCGCCGGGGTTGGTGACGGGCACGACGAAGGCCCCCGTCACGCTGACAGACGGGTCGCCCAGCGCCATCGCCCGCAGGTTCCAGATTTCGCCGTGGCCAAGGATGGTGACAAGGATGGACAGCGGCAGGAGGTAGGTGGGGATGGCCGTGACGTTGAGCGAGTCGATGGTGAGGCGCGTGCCGCCCGTCTCGCCCGTGATCCAGCCCACCGTCAGCAGGACCGGCGCACCGTTGACCGGCGGGAAGGGGTTGTACACCCACCCCGAAAGCTCCTGAATCAAGGTCGTGAGCTTGTCGTCGTCCTGCTCGATCATCAGCGGCGTGAGGATGCCGGTCGAGGCAAAGCTCGTGGTTTGCACCGGGCTGATGTTGCGCGAGATGGTGATGATGTCACCCGCCACAACCGTATTCGCCCCCGTGCCCACCACGACCACGGAGCCGGTCTGGAGCTGGTTGAGGGCATTGTAACCGCCACCCGCCACCGTGTAGTCGCTGCCCAACACAAGGACGTTGGCCCCATCCACCACGAGCAGGTCGGCGGCGACATTGAAGGCGAAGGTGGCGAGCGTCTGCGGGAGCGCGGTGATGGTAAATTGCAGGCGGGCCGTGGTTGATGCTAACGACATGGTGCCTCCTCTATGCTTTTTTGCTGCGTTTGTCTAGGTTATTGCCACCGCCGGGTCGGGTAGCGGCTGGTCTGAAAACTTGATCCCCTTGGCCTGCGCCTCCTCGATTTCCTGAATGAGGTCGGCAAAGCCCCCAA